CTGGATAGTAGCCAATAAGATTCTTCTTACTTACTTCATCACTAATTCCCTCTTGCTCCCAACGCGCAATTCGAGGATAAGCAAAGCGAGTAAGAATGATTGGGTCGTACTCTTTGAGCTGAGCTATGGGTTTCTTTTCCGGCAGCCGCAGGTTATGTTTCTTAAAGACTTCCCAATCCTTTAATTCAGATTGGTCATCTTCTGTTTTTTCTATTCCATCAAAACCAAAGTATGATGCTATATAATCCATAGCATCATACATTTCCCATTTCAATTGCTTTTGATTCTTCATTACCTTGATACAAAGATCGAAAATATCAAAAGTAGGATCTATACAACCAGTATAACAACGGAATAACCGAGTATTGGTGTAGTAATAGAGCTTGCGGGAACCCTCGCCTGGTAGGTTATGACAGATAGTTTGGGAGATTAATCCACCCTCGGTATACTCAGGCTCTCCTCCCCAAGCTTCAACTAAATCATAAATCTGTTCTAGTTCAAGCCGTTCCTTTAGGTCATCTTTGTCATAATAACGAGACATTTTACATAGTGATTACAAGATGGGTGACAGTGCCACGCAGACCATAGGTTTCGTTGATAATGTTCATAACATACTGATAAGGATTAGACTTTGCCTCTTCATCACTGCGAGTGGAGAGGATGCCGTCAAACTGCTTCTTAGTAATCTGATATTCAATAGACTTAGAGTTCTTCATATTTGTTCTCCTTTAGTTTTTATCATCCCATGCACTGGGTCCATCATCTATAATAAAATTAGAAGTTTCTAATCTTAAATCCTCTATACATAAATCTTTGAGATGAGTATATGGAATACGAATAAGTGGAATATTATTTTCTTTACACCAGTCATTCTTAAACTAATCTTTAAGCTATAGTTTTTTAACAGCTTCTACATTACTCCATCCAGAAATTGGTTTAAAGTGCTATATTCCATCATATTCAATCAAATAAGCATTATCTACATAAAAATCAAATATTGCATTAGCGCAACTATCTGGAAATATACAAGAAGAAAAAGTTTTTTGTTTAACAAATGTAATCTTATTATCAGCTAATATCTAACTAATTATTTCTTCTCCTTTAGATTTAATACAACCACAAGATTGTGTTTTTCCAGCTATCAAATCTGCTGCACTAACATATACAATACCACCACAATCACACTGGCATTTCCAAATACTCTTTTTACTTAAAGAAGTATGGTCATAATTTACTGCAACTAATTTACCAAAACGCTAATTAGATAAATCTTTACCATAAAAACATTTTCCGCAAGATTTTGTTTTTTTTAAATTACCTGCTCTAACGATAGTAGTATTTCCACAATCACATTTACATTCCCATAATATGGTTCCATCTGATGCACGCTCTGGTAACTATTTAATTACAGTTAATTTTCCAAAAATCTCACCAGTATGATCCTTAATATGTCCTTCGTTAGAAGCACATCCACAAGATGTGCTCCTTCCATCCTTAAGTGATCGAGCTAAAGTAGTAAAAAAGTTACCGCAATCACACTAGCATTGCCAGGTTGGACGGTTCTATTTATTTGCCACTCTATATAAAACAGTCAAATGTTTAAATTTTTTCCCAGTTAAATCTTCTGCTTTACCAACGGGGATTGGCTTTAATTTTTCAATCATATAATTCTCTCCTTTTCTTTTTATTATATTTGAGAATTATACTATTTCACGTAACCAGTTTTGTCCATTTATTTTTCCCAAGCACTTGGTTCCTCATCAAGGATAACACGCAGATCTTCAATACCAACCATCTCGTGATGCCAAGTAGTACAGAATTGAGGATGGATGCGACAGGTACCTAAATCTGCGGTACACCATAAGAACACGCCCTTATAGGCTCCTCGTCTGTTTTTATATACTGACAATTTGATGTTTGGTCTTTGTAGATTTGGATTTGCTTCGAGGACTGGCTCTAACTTAGCCAAGTCTTCTTCTGAAACGCCAAGTAGAATCATACCGACGTCCACTCGGTCTGCAATACTCTTTGCACCACGCAATAAGTTTTGGTCTGGAGTTTCACTATCTTTATAGTCACCATTCAACTGGGTTGCAGACATAATAAAGACGCCATACTTATTCGCTAAATCCTTCAATCTTGCGGAAAGCATAAACAAGATATTATCCTCTCTTAAGCGAACGCCGCCGCTTTTCTTGGTAATTTCCTCCAAGATTTTAAGAGAGGTCTGAATATAGTCAAACAAAACATACTTAACATCGTGTTCTCGGATATTCTTCTTAATCTTATTCTCAACATCCTGTAAAGAGAAATCGGGTAATTCTTCAATCCAAATCGGACTATCTTGGATAATCTTCGCGGCTTCTACCACTCGCTCTCTTTCTCCTTCGAGGTACTGACCATTCAGAATATGTTCCTCGTTAACACAAGAAAGAAAAGCTAACATCATTGTTTGAACTTCTCCCTTATCCTGCTCAGTGGCAATAAAGAGAGTCGGCTGGGATGCGCCATTCTTAATCCAACCGAACTGTTCATGGTAAATACGATTGCACGCGAAATTACAAGCGTCCGCAATCATACTTCTCGTTTTACCGATACCAGTGGCCGCGGACCGCAAGTAATACTTCCGCAATCTTGCTCCTCTTGTTACGGTATTGATGAGTGGTCCATAGAGAGGAATACCAACTTCTGGATGTTTTTCCAAGTCGGCAATTAACTCCATAATGCCATCACCTGCTTGATACCCAAGACCCAAGTCATCTTCAATATACTTGCTCTTGATTTCATCAATCTTTGTATCAATAGTATTGGCAATATCTACAAGAGAATTTGCATCTAACCAGTCTTCCTGCTGCTGACGCTTCTTAGTATCAAGTAAGTTATCGGGATCATATAATCCTCTAACGTCTACACCATAGCTATCATATGCTCTCAATAGAGTGAACTTTTTCATTCTACTATAGTAATAGTTGAACGTGTCCTGTCGAGCATTCTGAGATGCTTCTAATAGATACTCAACGCCTTTATTTTTCTTAAAGACTGCATCAAACTTAGGTCGATTAGATAGATAATCAATGATTGCATCAATATTAACTTGACTTCCTGTTAAATGTATGTTATACATACTGCCGAATACAATCTTGTGGAAATCCTCGACGAAGTCCTCTTCATGGATAACATACTTGTCAGTATCATCGAGAATCGCGGCATTATTGAAGACACAACCGATAATCTGTGTGATAGCAGCCGTATCAACATAACTACTATTCATGTATCTTCCTCTCCTTCATCTAAGAATGTAAATAATTGCCGCATATGTTTCATAGGCTCTCGTTTTGGAGGCGCAATATGAACTTCCCGCACTGGCAAATTATATTTTTGAATTACTACTCCCTTATTACGCTCTTGGGCTTCCCATAGGGCTCGCCAATAGTCAAAGGCTTGGTCATACACATAGGGGATAATACCGATACCACCATTGGCTTTTTCGATTGAATTACCTCGAATTTCAAAGAAATACTTAAGAGTTTTTCTCATTCCAGAATAAGAATAATTTTTCTCTTTTCTAAAGGTGTCTATCTGTTTTCTAATTTTAACTGAGATACTGTTAATTCCAAATAACTGCTTGATATACTCTTCTAATTCTTTCTTATCTCTTTCTTCTTGAGATTGATTTTCTTCTGCGCTCTGCGCGCAACTCTTATGAGCGTAACGTCTTGCATTTGGTTTTACAAACGGTTCCATATTTGCATCAAACATCTAACCGCAGTATAGGCATTTTACCATGTGTTTCGCCACGTCATTACGCTCCTTTCTTTATTATTCTATAATTATTATATCATATTTATGATAAAAAATCAAAAGGAGAGTATTCTGTCAAAAATACTCTCCTTAAACATTTAGCCTTTAATTAAAAGCTCCAAGTCATGAACAATAAGGTCAATCTGTTCAGCTTGCTCAGGAGTACATTCTCCAACTTTCTTGCCCTTACCAAGATACTTGTCAACAATAGCGGTAATCTTACTTGCATTGGACTGGTTAGCAGACATAAGCTCGCCAACCAACTCTTGGAATCTCTTGCGGAGCTTATCAAAGTCATAAGTTACATCCTCTGTTACAACCTGCGTTGCTTCATCAGAAATAAACTTACCGCCGGTTTCCTCGGCCTGCTTATCAATAGCGCCCGCAATTGCGTTTACGAGGTTGTCATAGGTAAACTCAATAGAATTGGGGATATACTTGAAACGAGAACCAGCGACGTAGCGAGGAGTACCTCTCATAAAGAGACGTGTCTGAACGCCCTCCTCGGTATTCACAGAAGTAGAATAACCGATAATATCGCAAGTTCTCTCGCAAATAAGACGTCCGCGCTTATCAAGAGTAGGAACAATCTGGTTGTATTCATTACCCTCTTCATCTTTGAAAGTCTTATCTGTGGAGTGAGAAATCAAAATCAGACCATAATTCAACTGAAGAATCTTGCGGATTGCCTCGTCAAATTCGGTACCAACCATGGAATAACCCTTACCATAAGCAAGGTCTGCGATGGTATCAACGCCCTCACGATTGCAGATATACTTCTCACAATAGCTGTAAGCAATATCGGCGGTGTCGATAACAATGGTCTGGAACTTCTCCTGTACTTCCGGAGTCTTTAACTCGGTGAACAGCTTCTTAAATTCGCCCCAGCTATTGATGGGCTGGGCATATACACCCGGCAGTGCATTATAACCTTTCTCGAAAGCGAGAAGAAGTGCGCCGGGGAATTTACTGGCAATCGTAGTCTTACCAGACTTAGGAGTGCCATAGAACAGAACGGAATATCCTCTTAAATCTCTTGATACTTCATGTGGCTTAAGGTCAAGCAAACTCATAATTATTTCTCCTTTATATATTTTATTTAATTGAGGAAGTGAAGAAGGGGTATTGCTACCCCTTCATTTAATTAGAAGTTGTACTCGCCCTTTGCGGGAGTGGCCGCCTTTGTGGCACCACCGGCCGCGGCATTACCACGAGAAGCCTGGTACTCGTCCTGGCGCTTCTTAACGTCAGCCAGATATACTTCACGAGCAGCAATCATCTCACTGAACTCAGAAGCAAGCAAAGTATCCTCGCTATCCCATGCGTAAGTCTCAGGCTGAGCCCAGTTGATTACCATATCACGCTGAGAGCTTCTGCTCTCCTTGACGATTGCCTCGCCAAAAGCGTTCTCCTCTTCAATTTTACGAACGACAGTCTTGGAGACCTGGATACCCTGAACTCTGGTGAACACAGGAGTATTCGCGGAAGCACCGAGACTCTCAAAGTAGTCAAGAGCCTTTGCGGGGGCATAAGGAGCGTAGACACTAAACTCCACAGGAAGCAGAGTGTTACGGAAGTCGAATACGCAACCCTTAACAATTACCTTCTCAGGAGTCTCCTTCTCTTCATCGACCTCAACACGACGGACATTGGTAATAACCATATCGGTGTTGAAAGTCGCACGAGCCTTAGGCTCACAAAGCTCCTGTACCTGGTGGACAAAGCCACCCTCGTTACGACGGACAGAGACAAGCTTGCCGTCCTTATCATACCACTCATTCAGTCCGATGGCAGAATCAATGCGGACCTTGCCAGCATTCTCCTTACCGTGCTCCATAGCGGAACCGATCTTGCCATCAATGATAGACTGAAGAACATTAAATGTGTTGTTAGGCTTACCCTTAGCGGTCACTGCAGTCACATAAGTGAAATGAACCTGCACGACGTTGAGCATCTCATCGTCAGTTGCCACGCTAAGAGTGCCGCTGATGAACTCAGTACCGGGATTCTTAGAGTTCGGACCGCTCTCCTTCATTTCCAGCTTGTGCTCGTAAACATAACCTTCGATATGGGATTCATTCTTCATTTTTTTACTCATTGTTTAAGTTCTCCTTATATTCGTTAATATCAAAATTTCTGCCTTTTTCTGTCAAGCTATAAATGACAGGATTCTGGCCATATTTATCTACAAACCCATCTGTAACAAGTTTACGGATAGCTCCAGATACTTGACGGGAAGAAATTACCATTCCATCCGCGATATCTCTTGCTTTTAAACTCTTAGCATCACAAGTCTGCAAATACTCAAGAATTGACAGTCCACTTTCCGTGAACATTGGTTTCTCCATAGCTTGCTGCTCTTGCAGCATATTATATACGTCTTGGACTTCATCGGGCATTACAACTGGCTGCTTGCAATTTTCAACCAGCCAATCGAAATAATCTAGAAACTGTTTATACTTATTCATTTATCCATTTCCTTTACCTCTTATACATATATAATAACATAAATTTAAAGAAAAATCAACTAATTCTATCGTAGTGCCAAAACTGATAGTTGACATTGTTATATGAAGCCATAGGACCATCTTCTATAGCTTCCCATTCTCCTGTTTCGTCAAGATTCGGAAAGAACGTGTCGATATTATCGTGACTCTTATCAATTTTTGTTACATAAACGCGATTACAGTAAGGAAGTAGAGCATTATAAATCTATCCTCCGCCTATAATAAAAACATTTTTATCTCCAGCTTGGATATAATCAATAGCTCTCTCTAAAGTCATAACAACTGTTAAATGCCCTAAAACTTCTTCATCAATATCTTTTAACATTGAATTAGAAACAATGACATTGATTCTATTAGGAAGCCTTGGAAGAAAATCTCTTTTTGGAAGACTCTCCCAGGTATTGCGTCCCATTACCACGATATTATATTGAGTTAGCTCTTTGAAGTGCTTCAAATCTTCGGGAATGTGCTCTAAAAGCTGGCCTTGATAACCGATACCCCAATCTTTATCTACCGCAACAATAGCAGAAATCATATACCCAACTCCAACTTTAACTGCGGCTTCATGGGAGAATAATTCTCCATAACAAAGTCGTCGATTGTTGTGCTATAAAAATCATCAGACTTAAGATAAAGCATTGGCTGTTTGATTGGTTCATCACCAAAGAATAGAGTCTTATCTTCGTCATAGGATAACTGCTCATATCGAGCCAGTAATTCATGCGCCGCGTCAATATGACGGTCATAAATCTGTTCATTAGCCACTACATGGCTAAATACTCCAGGCTCATATCCAGTATGACGAGCAATCATCATCAAGAGCGCCGCATACTGAATCTCATTGATACCACCCGGTCCAGAAGCAGTAAGCATATCACCACTACGCTGAACCAGC